TTAAATAAGAATGGACGCTCAAGAATCTCTAGATAGTATTCTATCTCAAATTTCTCAATACCAAGAAGAGATGCGTTTAACTGATGTAAAAGAAGCAGAACTTCAATTGCAGATTTCTGCTCTTCGAATGGAAATTTCAAAATTAAAAGATGCTAAGTATACCATCAAAAAGAAAATCCGCAATGCGGAACTTGATAAGGAATCTATTGAACGTAAACTTGAACTTGAAAAAGAAGCTGCTGCAATTCAGAAGAGTCTTGAAGAACGTCGAGCCGAAGTGGAAGCTCTTATTGCTGATGCTCCTTGGATTAATGATGCTTTTGATTGGCAGATTGATGGAGCAATCCAATTACCTGAAAGAGCGTTACTCGGTGATAAACGAGGTTTAGGTAAAACACTTAGTTCATTAATTTGGCGTCGAGCTCAGAACATTAAGAAACTCTTGGTTTGTGTTCGTCGTGAGGTTGCTTCAGATTTTATTAAAGAGATTAGTATTCGTGAGCCCAATTTGTTTGTGTATCCCCTACTCGGCGCTAACTCAGAAAAACGTAATTTTGCAGCAATGCTTTTAAACCATCAAGAAGAATTTGTTGTTGTTACTAATATTGAATCTTGGCGTAGAGATGTTGATAAGACTACAGAGGACATTCTAAAAATTAAATACCAAGGTATTATTTTGGATGAAGCTCATCATATCAAGAATGCCGCCACAGGGACGGCTAAGGGCTTTTTTAGACTTGCAGACTCAATTCCTAAGGTACTTGAATTAACAGGTACTCCGATTAAAAACCGTCCTCAAGAAATGTATTCATTACTTCATGCACTTTATCCAGACCTTTTTCCAAGAGAGACTAAATTCCTATGGGATTACTGCGTTACTATTGGTCAGAATAAGTGGGCATTCTCGGCGAACGGTCTTAAAGAATTGGTTAAGAAAATTTCTAGTTTCTATATTGCAAGAACTCCAGAAGACATTGGTCGTAATGTTCCACCCCCTAGGATGATTGAATACAAACTTAGTTTCGATAATTATCCAGAACAGAAGAAGGCTTATCAGTCAATGACTGAACGCAGTCTTGCTATTCTAAATTCTGGAAAAGTAATTCCAATTGTTAGCCAATTGGCCATTATGACTCGCCAGGCTCAGATGGTTAGCTGGCCTGCGGGAATCAATTTTGAGATTAAAGACCCTGAATCTGGCGAAGTAATTGAAGTTGTTAAGTTTGATGTTCATCAGTCAGTAAAAATGGATTGGGCTGAGGAGCTATTGCAAGAACTCGTTGCAGAGGGGGAACGAGTTGTTCTATTCTCCAGGTTTAAGCCAGCAATTTATGAACTTAAGAATCGACTAGTCCAAGCTGGGCTCTCTGTGGCTGTTATTACTGGAGATGAAAAGGCTAAAGGAAATACAAAGGAAGTATTTGACGATTTTGATTTGAAAACAGCTCCTGAAAATCCTAAGTATCAGGTACTTCTTGCTACCTATCAAACTGTTGGAGAAAGTGCAAATCTTAATGCTGCGCGTCATATGATTCTTTATGATCGGTTCTGGAATCCTGGAAACGACGATCAAGCGATCGGTCGAATTGACAGAATTAATTCGATTGATCAAGCTACAGTACATCTACCCTCTGTGGAGACAACTATTGATGATTATATGATTGAGTTAATTGATGACAAACGAAATCTTGTAATGGAGTTCCGAGATGCTTCTCAGATGCAGAGTAAACTTACCGAACACTTGAGGAAGAGTATTGAGTGAGCCTACAAAAATTATCAGATGGAAGTCTAGACAGATTAAAAAGAATCCAAGAACTACGCAAGTGTGATGAAATACAGGCATTAGAGTTCGCTATTTCAGTAGGATGGTTGGCTGCAGAAAAGCGAGCTAACGGAGTAGCATTAAATAAAACACTCAAGAGCAGGGGAGAACAGTAATGGACATTGAAGAACTTAAAGAGGCAGTTATCAAGCTCTTGCTCACTGATCATGATTTTGAAATGGATGAGGCTTCAGAAGTTGTTGAGACATCGGCAACAGAGAAACCTCACTTGTGGGATGAGAATGTCGATCCAAAAGACCTTGCTGAGTTCCTTGCATCCGATGACAATGACGACTAGTCTGTAGGTATAGGGTGGGAGATCCTTTCGGGGATCTCCCCCGGGCTTTTGTGTGCCCAAAAACAGGGCAGGGATGATCATCATGGCCACTCCCCCATCAAGACCTCAATTATCTAATGTAACTATTGAAGAAAGAAATTATATGAAACAACTTAAATCTAACGGTTACTCTTTAATGGATATTGCAGTAATTACTGGAAGATCACTTTCTACAGTTAAAAGAAATCTAAGAAAAAATGAAGCCTCCTAAAGAATTTAAGATTAATGCAAGAGTTCATGGTTACTCTATTTGTGATGGATGCGGCAAATGGAGATTTAATTTGCACTTCTATCATGAAGGGAGTTACTGGATTTTGTGTGATTTAGAGTATGCAGATTATTGGGAAAATACAGACGAACTTCAATCAGACTTTAGGTGGTTCGGATGAATCCCACTTTATATGGATCAGAAGTTTTAGAGTGTCAACAATGTGGTGAGGTACTATTAGAACTGTCTCCTAAAGAAGCTCAGCAGGTAGCTGCTAATCCTTACAATTATATTGTTTACTGTAAGTACTGTAAAATTAGTGTTGAAAAGGAATTCAGAAATGAATCTTAAAGAAGTTCCTATTAAAGTTTACAATGTTAGATATCCTGAGGAATGGAAACTAGCCACAGGTCCTTGGTATCCTAGTAGCGAAACTATTGTTTGGGGACTAAGTTACTATGGTGCACTAACTCAAATGTGTTACGATATTAAAAGCTCTCCTCCAAGAGAAGCGATTGAGCAGCGACAATCGAATAATGAGAAAGATCCAAATCCGGATTGGCTTCTTTGGTATTTTGATGTAGGTAATAGGATTTATGTAATTCTAGATGATCTTGAGAAGGCATGTAAAGAGTTGGGGATTTGGAATGACTGAGATTTATATTATTGATGCTAATAATGAGAAGATTGTTCTTGCCAAATTTGAATTTGGATTCTGGACTTGTAAGCTTTGTGATGAGAATGAAGACCATAGAAGTAGAATGCTTCATCACATTCGTTTCTCGCACATTCAGATAGGATAGTTAGTGGCTTGTCTTGGCTGTGGTCGAGGGTTTCATGATGAATGTGAAATTGGGTGTAAAAGCTGTCACCCAGATATTGATCAATTATTTAAAGCCACAGTGAGTATAGGTGGGCGGGGGGCGCCTATCAAAGAACCTGAAGATGTAAAAGATAGACATTCGACTGGAAGAAAAAGGGCAGCTTTACTTTATCCTATAGTTAAAGAAAATCCATGCGAATGGCGAGGGAAGAAAAACTGTGGTGGAGGAACTCCAATTGTTGGATGCATTAATGGTTTCCAACGCCACAGACATCACGGTCCCGTAAAAGACACACTACGAAACGAAGCGGGGAACGTACATAGAATTTGTAATCATTGTCATAATCGTTGGCATGCTGTAAATGATCCCGTATATGATGCAGCTCTTTATGAAGATAAACCTCATAATCCAGAGCTAGCTACTGAATTGGAATTAATGGAAAACGAAATGTATTGGAGTACTAAATGACTAATACAATCATTGTTAGTTACTCTGAACTTGCTAAATGGGATACTTGCCCTCGTCAGTATTCCTATATGTTTGATTTAGGTCTCCGTCCAATTGAAGAATCGGCTGCTATTTCAACAGGTGTAAAGGGACATAAACTTCTGCAAGCTTTTTACACTGCAATGCAAAATGGAAGCACTAAAAAAGAAGCTCTTAAACTGGTTCAGGATAAAGCTAATAAGATTAAGGAAGAAGAAGGCATTGCTGGAGAGCTTCTTAAATCTTGGGGTTTAGTTCATAAATTTATCCAGGAGACTGAATTTAATTCCAAGGTTCTCCTAGTTGAAAATCGATTTCTTTTTCCAGCTTCTAAGCTAAGTGACGACCCTATTTTTGATAACGTTCAAATTGGCTTTACTCCTGATGTTGTATTCGAACGCTCTGGAGGTTTTATTGATGTAGAAGATGCTAAGTTTATTGGACGAGCTTGGTCTCAGTCAAAGCTCGATAGGTTTACCCAAGCCAAACTTTACGAGATCTTTCTTGAGAACATGGGTTATAAAGTTTCTCGTTCTGGGATTCGTTTCTTTAACACAACTACTGGAAAGATATCTGTTAATTATGATACTACAACTGAACGGGAACGAGAGAATGTTATTTATGATTTTATGGAAGGGTTTAGAGAGATAGTTCAATATAAGTTAGCTTGCGAAGTATGGGCGGAGCGACCCATGTTACGACGTACTGCTAATTACTCAACGTGTCAGTATTGTGCTTTTTCTTTCCCCTGTGGCTTAGAAGCAAAAGGGAAGGATGCTTCTAGGACATTAAATTCTCAGTATGTTAAGAGTACTTATGACTACTCAAAGTGATTTAATTGAAGAAGCTAATAAAGATGGTACCGTCTCTCCTTATCGTGTTACTGTACTTTACGGTGATATGGGTAAGCGAAAGACGACAACGGCTTGCTCAATGGTCAAAGACCGTGGGCTCTTGTTAAATTCCGATGATAGTTGGAAGGTATTGCTTAACGATCGACACAAAGATATTTACTCTAAAATTAAGGTTACTAATCTAGAAGGCCTTAGTCAGTTTGACTATATTGATTTCAACGGGTATGATACGATCATCTGGGACACTATAAGTCAATCTGTTGATGAATTTTTGGATATCTTATCTGCAGAGGCTAAATGGACAGGAACACAACTTAGACAGAAAATTACTAGTAATAATCCCATCATTAAAAATCTTGAAGCCTTAGCTCCGATGGATTATCGAGTAACGAGGGATTTCTTTAGACCAGTTTTGAATAAATTATTTAAACAGACCAACGCTCATATCATTTTTGTATCTCAGTTTAAAGAGCCAATGGCAGGTTTGAGTAAAGATACACAAACTAGACCAGACATTCCTGCGGCTACATTTAAAACTATTGGAACGAGAGCTGATATTATTGGATACATTAAACCCACGAATCGTGGTAACTTTGAAATTGATATGACTGAAAACTCTATGACTTCTCTGGGTAAGAGCCGAATTGAAGGACTTCAAGGTAAAATGAACCTTGATGTTTTCGTTAACAAGTATAAAGAAATTGTTTTTAAGTGATTTCGCGGGAAGACCGAGCTTACTGTGCGGGCCTTTTCGAAGGTGAAGGCTCTATAGTTTTCTCTATTTCCAAGAAGTCTAAGGGTTACCAATCCAGCAGAAATTTAAAACTTACCATCCGTATGAATGATAAAGAACCTCTTGACTTATTTTCGGAGTTGATGATATTCGGTAAAGTAATTGGTCCCTATATACGTAAATCTAATTATCTTGTTAAAAATATGAATCCACTATTTTATCATTATCAAGTTACCGGACTAGAACGAGTTCAGTTTGTTGTATGTAATCTTTGGGATTGGCTAAGTCCCAGAAGAAAACAACAGATTGAAATGGCACTACACAATTTTCATGCGTTTAAAACTACTAGCCTTCCTAGGGCTACTTGGAGAAATAGGAGTATTACTCAGTGAGCATTTTCGGACAGCTTGACGCTGCTAACATCCACACCAATGCTTTTTACATCGAGGCGGGAGAGTATTCCGCTACGGTTACTAAGGCTTACTACAAGAAGAATGTTAGGGACGGCGAGGAGCAGCGTCAGCTGGTTATTGAATACACTATTGACGATGCAGATTCTCAGTACTTGGATTCTAAGGCTTATCACTACTTTAATCTTGTTGATCCTGAGATGACTGCTGAGAGGTTTGCTCTGCTTCCTGCTGAGGATCAGGTTAAGATTCGTCGTTCTAACTCTGCCCTTAAGCGTACTCTTTGTGGAGATGACAATAACTCTGAGAAGAGGGGTCTCGGCGTTCCTGTTGACGATGTGAATGATGAAAACTGGAATCCTGAGGTTCTTGTAGGTACCAAGGTTGATATGGCTATTTCTAACTATGGTGCCAATAATGAGGGTGTTAATATCAAGTGGGTTAATCTCGCTAAATAGTTAATTAATATAGGGCCGGACACACAAGAGGGCTGTGTGGGTAATATTGGATGCCGCTAACATCTGGTATCTTCCGGGAGTGGGAGAAAAGGTACCCCACAAACTATAACTAAATAAGGGAGTTGCCTATGATTAATCTATAAACTGATTGAAGTCTGCATAGGAACCTACTTTCTCGCGACTGCTTAAGTAGGTTCCACCTGAGAGGAGGTACATGGGAATCCAAACGGCAAGAACTAAGGCATTAACTTTATTAGCAAATGAACACAAAGAAGAGCTTACGGAAATATATACTAAACTTAAGGAAAACTCCACTGAACCTGTAAGAGGTGGAGCAGAAGAACCTACATTAGTTCGTTCCAAACTCTTTAGTAGAGCAAAAGTTATATTAAAGAATAGACATCTTGATGAATTTAAACAGTTTTATGAGTTAGCAGTTTCTCAAGGATTTCCTCGTGGTTACTACTCCCAAAAGGAGGTATATGACAAATGAGTTCTTAACTGATCTTTTTGGAGATCAGGAAGGTATAGTTTATTCACCGATAAAAGGTGAAACGTGGAAGCAATTTTTCTTTGAATGGCCACAGGAGCGAGATAGTTTAGAGAGACATTTAGATGACTTTGACAAACGAGATGTATACGTCTCGCCCGTATTATTTACAGAGAAAAGAATTGCGCCCGAAACATTCAAGGGCACTAATTTTCTCTGGACTGAATTTGATGGCAAAATACCGAGTGATTTTATTCAGCCAACAATGCGAGTCCTCTCCAGTGTTGAAGGACACGAGCACTGGTATTGGAAACTAGATAATTTCACAACTGACAAGGTTCTTATTGAAGATTTAACTCGTAGAATTGCTTACCACTATGGAGCTGATTTAAGTGTCTGGGACTATCAAAATGTTTTGCGCCCTATTGATACTTGGAATCACAAACGCAATCGTCCTGTTACTCTTTTGGCGAAGAGTGATACTGTATACTCTATCGAACATTTTCTTAGCGTCCCTATTCCTCCTGCTGGTTCTCGTGTTGACATTACACTGGGTAAACTTCCACCACGTGAGCAAATTCTAGCTAAGTATAAATGGAAGCTAGATACCTTAGACCTAATATTCAAAGATGAAATTCCTAAAGGTAAACGATCTGATGCATTAGCACGTTTAGTACATGACTGCTTAGAACTCGGACTTAGTAATGAAGAAACTTATGTTCTTATTGAAGAAAGAGATTCTGTCTGGGGCAAGTACGTAGGTCGTACTGATAGACAGAAAAGACTTGAAGCTACAATTGCTAATGTTCGAGCACGTAAATCTTTTGTCGCAGAAATTGTCCATGGTGCACCAGAGGTTTATCGTTTCCATGATTTCATGCAAACAGACATTAGGTTAAAGTGGGCAATCGAAGGTTTGCTCCCTGTGGCTGGTTCTATGGTTATCTTTGGAAAACCAGGAATTGGTAAAAGTACCTTTTCACTTAGATTAGCTATTAGCTTAGCACTTGGAAGAGATTATTTTTTAGCTTGGAAGATTGTTAACCCACAGAGAGTTTTGTTTGTATCTCTAGAGATGCAGCATTATGAAGTAAAACAATTCTTTAGTGATATGAATCTAACTGAAGAAGAACAAATACAACTACAGGAACAATTCTATATCTGGCCTATTGGTAATCCTTATCCATTCGATACAGGTGATCAACAGATTGAATTAATCAAACATATTAAGACACACAAGATTGAATTAGTAATTATCGATTCACTAAGTATTGCAATGTATGGTTCGGTAAAAGACGATGATGCTATTAAACGATTGAATAGCTTTCTTAATGAAGATGTACGTAGAGATTTGAAATGTAGTTATATATTTATTCATCACCCTAGAAAACAAGGGATTGGTGAAGATAGAAAGATAGATAATCAAGATGACGCTTATGGTTCAACTTACATTAATGCTAATGCACAAACTGTTGTCGTACTTTCACAAAGAGTAGGATCAACAAAAATACATGTGAAATTATTGAAGACTCGTATGTCGACAGGAATGCGGGATTTTGAAATAGAACGTACTCCAGATAGGGGTTTTAAACTTGTCGATAGTCAACAGCATATCCCCTCTACAAATAGCTCCAATGATTCCGGGAGCTCCACTACAGTTCAAGGGGAAGGAACTTCCAACAAAAAAGCAGCAGATGGATCACTTGGCAAATTGTTTGAGCTTTAAGTATATAGCAATAGACACGGAGGGCTATGCTCCTAATCTTTTGGGTTTTAGTGTTGCTCATCCTGCCCTTGCAAGTATGTATTTTCCTTTGGGCCACAAAGAGAACTGTAATATTGACACAGAAGTACAGGAATTTGCACAGCATGTTTTTAGAACAGTTCCGTATCGTATTTTTCATAATGCTGGGCACGATCTTGTTGCCCTACCTTATCTTTTTGATTTACCTTTCATTTGTACAATGATCATGGGACATATGGTAGATGAAAATGTTCCGTCCAAAGGACTTGATTATCAACATAAGTACCATTGCGATGGTGACGGTAAACAGCGCGATCCTTTGATGCAATCAATTATTGATACTATGGGTTGGGAATATGTCCCATATGGTTTAATGTATGAATATGCTACTCGTGACGCATTGATTACAATGGAACTTTTTCTCACGTTAAAGAAGAAATACGAAGAACAATTTGGTTCTATTTGGAGTTCGGTTTGACAGTTAAGCATCCTACTTGGGGCACGATGTGTGAAATTTGTTATAAACAACTTACCCCCGATAAATGTGTTACAGATAAAGATGGCGTGAAGTGGGATGTTTGTAAAGGTGAATGTGCTGTTCTAGCAGGGATTCAGGAGCTAAAGTGAGATACTGGATACTCAGTACAGCTGCAGTTATTTTTGTAGCTTTTATACTACTTCTAGTTAGAGGTTCTTCCTTACTAGAACGTAGACAGAAAGAAGAAGGAAAGCATCGACGAGCAGATAATACTTCTTTAAAAGATCCTAACTCTTCTTTCTTTTTTAACATACCTATTGAAATAGACTCTATTATGCCAAAGGATCAGATTTTGATAAAGAGTGATACTGACTCTGTACTTATTACTAATATTGGAGAATCTACAGAATAGGTTACTAAATAAATGACTGTTTCAAAGCACGAATTTCCGGGGGATTTTACAGGTAAAGTTAATCAGCCACAGGGGCGCCATCGTTTTGGAAGGTTAGTAATTCCTCTAGGAACTCGCTATACTAAATGTATGGAATTGAATAAGGAAGCCGATGTTTTAGAAGAACGAGATAGTGTAGATATCGCAACAAGTAGGAGACGTTAATGCCTCAGAAAGAATATTGTAAAGAATGTGATCACCCTAGATCAGTGCACTCTAGGGAAGGTTGTTTGAATAATGGTAGATGTGAATACGGTTGTATGGTGAAGTATATGGATAAGAATAAGTTTGAAACTAGGTCCCAGTAGTGTCTGAATGGGTTAAGATTCCAGCATCTATTCAATTAACTAACGAATTTAATGCTTTAAATCCTAATAGAGATAAGGGTGCTGACGGAGATATTGGAGATGCAAACCATTCTTCCAGCTCTGATCACACTCCGGATGAGGATTCAGATAAATTACGTAATCGCGATGCCGACCATATCAACGAGGTCCATGCTAAGGATATTGATTCTACTGGTCCTTGGTCCGGCACCACATTTGATACAATCATTCAATACATTATTGGAGAATGTCGAAAGCCTAATGATGTAGGTAAAGATTACGGACGTTTTAGATATATCATCTGGGACCATCATATTTACGAAGCTCCTAACTGGGAGAAAGTTCCTTATACTGCAACTAGTGATCCCCATACTAACCACGCGCATTTCAGTTTTGAGTACGTTACGGAACTGGAAAATGACACCCGCCCGTACGGCATCATAGAAAAGTTTGGAGATGATTTTCCAGTGGACCAAGAAACTTTTGATAAGCTGCAGATGAACTCTTGGAAGAATCCTTCTGTAGTTAATGCCTTCTTAGATAATGTTAAAGTTACTGACTATGCTGATATTAATAAGCCACAGAGGGTGTTGAGTCTTCGGCAGTGGATTGGCTACGCAGAAGGTAGGGCTCAGGTTAATTTGTTACATGACACTGTAGAGAATGTAGAAAATGAAGTTAATGGAATTACAACCCAAGTTACTGAATTAACTAAACTGGTAGAGAGTCATATCTCCGGAATTATTGAAGGAAGTAAAAATGCGGAGTGACGCTAAGGCTTTAGTTACTCAGGCCGACCCTCCTAAGAATCCAGCTCTAAAGGTTGGTACCTGGGTTTCTGTAGCTGTTGGGTTGTATGAAGGATTCAACACTCTTTTTCCTAATCTAGTTCCCAACAATATTCAAATTATGGTACTTGTAGGGCTTGCGTTTATCCTTCCTGTGGCGACTTCATTCCTTATTAGGAGTAAAGTCTGGTCTCCTGCAAGTGTTCAACAAGTAATTCAAGAAGCTACTAAAGAAGCTATTGATACCTATAAAGAGATTCAAGCTACGAAGACGGTAAAGCCTAAAAATGTACTCTAGTACTTAGAAGAGGCTACTCCCCTAGCCTCTTCACTTGAAAAGGAGGAATATGCCAATAAAGTGTCCTAATTGTGGAAGTAGTTCTAAAGTAAAGAAACACTGTAGTAGTCGTACGTGTAGTTGGTCTGCCTGTTTATGTGAGCGCACTAATAGGGTTATATTTCTTGTATTTGATCGTAAAGGAAGAAGCTTTCTAGCTAAGGATCTTTACAGTGCCTGAACCGCAGAATTATATTATTAGTCAACATACAGGACATGTTGAAAGAATTGATGATACCAGGGATAAGATTCCTCCGTATGACCCTCGCTCTGGTAATCATTTCTGGATTATGATTACTAGTTTCAAATGTGATCCAAAACTTGCTATGGAAGGCAATGTTTTTATGGATCATGAAACTTTAGTTAATATCACAGGTCCTGTTTGTTTCTATTGTGAACTCCCTTATACTGAAACAATTTATCATCGTAGGTGTAAGGGAGAACCTAGTTCTTAAAAGTGAGGATTGTGATTTATTGGGGTCAGGTCGGCAAGCCTGGCCTCAAGATCACCCTAGGTAACCGCTTTCCTTTGACCGCTGAGCCAAGATCACAGCCTCTCAGATGTCCTAGCTAGGGTGGTCTGGCAGAGAGGCTCTCAGAGGGCCGAATTAACATATGAAAAGTAAGGATTCGTTTGCGAGTTACAAGAGAGCCAAAGGGCAAGGCATATATAATGCTACGTAAAGGAATCGGTTTTTGTTACGCAGAAAAGAATGGACATCTAGTTCTTAAAGGTGAAACCTCTTGGCGTAAAATTAGTGGTATTTGGATTAATACTACTGTTGGTTGTTTCTGGTTTGAATTTAGAAGGGTAGTTAAGTGAGTATTGAGACCACAGAAGTTCGACCCATCTGGTTGAAGAAGCACGAAGAGTGCGATGAAATGTTTACTCCTAGCTCTCCAATTTATCTATCTAGTAATCTTGGTAAGGTTCGGATTAATGTTTGTGAGAGCTGTGGCTATGAAGACGTAGAGTGTCTTCACATTTACAACAGAATAGATTCCACTAAGGTAGAAATCTCTTGTATGCTCTGTGGAGGCTAACTTGACAGGTAGAGCTAAAGGCAAAGTAAAAGATTGGTCTAAAAGTGTAATTGCAGATTTAGCTCCAGGTTCAGTTAAATATGAACATAATCCCAGCCACTTGCATGAAGTTAAAGCACAGCCTATTAAAGACGGCAATCGCGCAGAGCGTCGAGCTTATAAGAAATTGAGGAAAAAGAAATGCTAACTAAAGAAGAGGAGGAAACTATTAAGAAAGCTAAACTTAAACTTATACATAAATATTATATGACAGAGGATGAAGCACACCGTTATATTTTAACTACTGCAATGCGCAGACGAATTAAAAAAGTACAAGTTGCCTATGGAATCTTAACAACAAAAGGTACTATTAAATGAGACATTCACTCTGGATATACAGTGCCAAAAATCAATGGTTTACTAATGGTAAACATACAATTACTGTAGAAGTAAGTCATAGACATCCTTTTAATTTAATAAGAGATATCTATTTTGGAGACACGGGTTTCTATCTGCATCGAGAAGATTTAGAAATAGGCTCTCATAGAGATTTAGCAAGAAGATTAACTCCTCCTTGGAAGCCTCATGCTCCTGAAGAACTAATGAGGATTTTAAATGAGAGATGCCCACATGGATATGTAGAAGGTGATCATCATTGGTACTCCTGTATGAATATCAGTCCTTTTAAAGAATAATAAAATGACTCAAACGCTCTGGGAAACAGAAGCTGACTTTATTAGATTGATTGCGAGGATTAAACAACGTGGTATTAAAGTGGATACGGATTTTAGTCGTAAGAAAGCTATTGAAGGAACTAGAATACTCAATCAAATATCGAGTTCACTTGGATGGAACCCTGGTAGCCCACAGCAGCTCGGTAAGTACCTCATTGATGATTTGGGTTTACCTATACTTAAAACTACACCCAACGGCAAGCCTTCATTTGATAAAGAAGCACTTGAAGAATATGAATTGCTATTAGACGCCACAGGGGATGATACTGCTCAGAAAGTTCTAACTTATCGAGGTTGGCAGAAAACAGTAAGTTCTAACTTCCAAGCTTATTTAGACTTGATGGATGAAAATGAAATCCTCCATCCTAATTACAAAGTTCATGGTACTCGCACTGGTCGTCTTAGTTGCGAGAAACCTAACCTCCAGCAGATTCCAAGAGAAAGTGTCAAACCTTGGAATGGAGATGTCAAGAAAGCGTTTGTGCCTAGGGAAGAGACTTTATATCAGGCTTTGGGGAGGGAAAACAAATCAGCCATATGTAGTGGTTCGCTTAAACTTAGGACCTTTGACTTCAAACAGGTTGAATTTCGACTGGCAGCTGCTTATGCCAAAGAGAAAGAACTTCTAGATGTATTCAATTCGGGTGCCGACATCTTCACAGAAATGTCCGAACGACTTGGACGTCCAAGACACCAAATTAAAACATTCGTCTATGCGACGCTTTACGGTGCGGGTAAGTCGAAGATTGCACTTATTCTGAAAGTACCAAAAGATGAAGCTGATGACTTGTATGAGGAATATCATGGAACTTGGCCAGGATTCAAACGCATATCTGAATCAGCTTCTAAACTCGCCAGTAATTATGGATACATCGAATACTGGACTGGTCGTCGTCGCCACCTCAGCAAAGGTGAATCTCATAAAGCATTCAACTCCGTTATCCAGGGAGGAGCTTTTGAGATTGTTAAACGAAGAATGCTTGCGCTTAAGGACGAACCCATTGTATTACAAGTACATGATTCAATCACAATTGAAGACGACGATAACTGCGATATCGATTACATAACTAAGACATTGTGTGATGTACCAGAAGCAAACCAGTTAGGTGTTAAGTTCGAAGTAGATATGGTAGTTGAAGGAGAGAAATGACTAAAAACAGAGAAGAAGTAGACGAGGCAGTTGACAAGTTTATAGAAGAACAGGCTAAACTTTTTAGGAGTACTTGCAATAGCATTCTTGATAATGCCAAAGAATTTCATAAAAATAATTGTGACATGCCTAAAGGCAGCGGATGTGAAAGAGTCTTTTTAACATCATTCTTTCAGGCATTTAGTGCAGAACTAGATAGGCAAGGCAATCCTCTAATAGACTCTACGAAGAATTAAAATGAACTTCATCTGTAATTCTTGTAAAGAAGCTGTAGCTAATCCAATTATTACGATGGCTGCTTTAGGTAAAATTCTTGCTACCCGTCCTCGACCTCATGAAGGTTGTAAGGGTGGTACTTGGTGTGATTGTCAATGTAGAATAGGTAAAAAGAATGTTTGAAGATTTTACTGAAGAAGGTCTAGCAAAGCTCCGACAATTTGCTAATCAAGAACTTAATCCAATTGTTTATTTAGCAATTGATCCAGGAAAGTCGAATGGTGTCTGTGGCTATGACGCAAAATGCTATACACAGTTTATGCTTACAGTACCTGCCGAAAACATAATTGAGTTCTTAGATCAATTTGAAAATGTTAAAAATTGTATTGTTGAGAAATATGAATTGTATCCAAATAAACTTAAAGATCATATCTATTCTGATATGGAAACTTCTCGTGTAATTGGTCGAGTTGAATCTTGGGCTAAGAAATATAATGTTGAACTTGTTATGCAGAAAGCAGCTATTAAACCTACTGCGTATGCCTGGCTTGGAAAGAAACCTTTACCTAAATCTAATCCAATGAATCACCCTATGGATGCTCATGTGCATTTTACATATTGGGCAGTTAGAAAGGAACTTATCGAACCTTCTCAACTTTTAAAGTAGTAATAATGCCTAAACAATATTATATTAATAAATATAAAACTATCGTTATTGTACAAGTACGTATGAAAGGAATGGTACAAGTCAAATATATTAATTCGGGAGCTACTGGATATTTCTTTGAGAAGGACTTTAAGGAAAAATTTAAATTACTAAAATAGAAAACAGAAAGTCCCTGGACCGAGGAAGTGGTCCAGGGGCTTTCTTATTTGCAAGAATAATCGTTTTGAAGTTTTTCCATTGCTGCCGCAATTTTTTGTCCAAGAACAGTTTTTGGAGGATTTGCTTTATATACTTCATTAGATAGTACTACAACGCCACAGAGGCGCTGATTACTTTGTCTATCTACATAGTTAGCATATTGAAATGAAGCTAGAACGCCGATAAATATAACAGAACTAGTATTCAGCCAAGCAATGATCAATTTTCTAGGTACCATTATATAGGTAGGTTTTTCAGTTTTTTCAGCCATGTACTAGTACCTTTATAACTTCTCCGATTCCTGCTCCGAAGATTGAGGCGGAGGTGAAGATGATTGCAATACGATGGGTGAATTCTTTATTAGTGATATAATATTCGCCAGAGCGGGCACTCCTGTCATCGACGAAAATACTAGTAATAAAATCCAATTTACTTGACCAGTATATTGCTGGAATCCAATTCCTAACAATCCAAATAGGAGTAAAACCCAGCTTCTTAGTTTGGTGTCGTCTCGTGTCTTCACGCAAAGCTTCCCGTCTCCTAACGTGAAGTATTAACTATTGAAGGAGACATGTACGTGGTCTGTATGTGGAGAAGGTCCGTGATAAGGTCTCCAACCTTTACTAGGTGACCAAATGTACTTATTCCAAATAACATACTTAACATTCCAAGCTTTATAATTCTTAATAAGACTATTAGCAAGAGATGTTCCAGTATTGTGTCCATTTTTAAGATTGTTAATCATAAAGTCAAGAGCTAAACCTTTAGGATGGTCCGATCCAGGAACAGATCCAGGACCTAATCCATAAATAGTTTTAATACCATATTGTGATCCCCAGTAGTCAGCAGCGGAAGCTACGTCTTTAGCAATTCCTTTTAATTTATAATGAGTACTAGCACCTGCATTAGTATTTCCAGAAGTAAACTGAGGATTAACGCCTTTTAAAGCTTTTTCAAGAGCTTCTTGATTTATTTGTGCTAGTTTATCAGCATGATTAGTTGCCATAATTTGAGACAACACAGTAGCTGATTGTGAGATATTCTTAATCTGTCCAAGTTGATTGTAGTACGAACTTGGATCAAATGGATCTCTTTTAAAATTAAATCCGATAGGTGTTCTGTCTATCTTTCCTTGATTCGAGTTAGATCGTTGATTAATTAAATTTTGAACCCAAGAGCTGGCAGGTTGCTGAGGTATTAAAGTTTGAGTATCTGGTTTTTGATTCTCCCTGAGAATCGTGTTTAGATCATCGATAATCGCCACGTTCTACCTCAAATAACATAGAACGCTGATCTAATAGTGAATCAATAGTTTTCTGCCATCGATCTTTAAGATTACTATCAGAGGTTCTGCTGACTATTCCTCTAGCTACTTTTAGTTTTCCATCGATATATTCCACATCTGCATATATAGGTTGACTTAGATAAGGACTAGTCATCTATAGTCACCTCTATTCTTCTTCGCTATCTCGTTTAACATGTTACGGATTTCAACCTGAGATTGGTATTTATAGGGTCCTGTTCCAGTAACACCCATTGCAGTTAAGAAATTAATAAGCTGTTCTGGATTGTATGGTTCATTATCTCTATTCATTCCTGACAATCTCATACCAAGTCCAACTGCTGGAATCTGCTGAGCTAAATACCCAGGAGTTCCACCTTCTTGATCTGAAATTGGAATACCAAGAGAAGTTCTTCCAGTAAGTAATTCAAGAGGGATTCGGCCAGCAGGACTTAAAGAAGAAAGTAAAGTTTGTTTAGGATTACCTAATTGCTGCAACTGGTCTAAAAATGGATTAGAAGGGTTAACAATTGTATATCCTGGAGTTTCACCTCTCCAAGTCGCATCTCTACCTAAACCACTTCCAGGCTGTAAAATAGGTCCAATTCCTTTTTCCTTTAACCAATCTGGAAACATTTGATCCATTGGGAAAGGATCTCCTGGACCTTGAGATTCAATCCCTGTGGCGATTTGAAGATCTGCCATAGCTTTAGGAAATAACAAAGTAACATGAGGTCGCATAATAGCTCCCTCAATTACAAGAGGAGTAGCTTTTCGCATCCATGAGTAGAAAGGAATAATTCTTCTAAGTACATTCTGTTCGAAACCGGTAAGATCCATTCCATCTGGATGAAATTTTTTAACACGTCGCCCTGCTTGTTCAATTGATACACGTAAAGGTGATTTAGACTTAGTGAGTACGTCAATAAAATGGGCAAGTCTGACCCAGTGATCCCGTAATTCAGAGGCTCTGGTTGCCGTATCATAAAGTCTACCTCTGAATGGTTGAAATTTAGATCCAAAAGTTCCTAAAGCAGGAGAATCACTTCCAACTAAATCTTCAAGATTCATAGCACGAGCAAATAAACCTTGACTTTCAGCAGCCTGATAAACTTGCTCAGCAGTTAATTTGTCACCATGCCTAGTTGTTAAAACTACACTACCTGGACGAGAACGTAAAGCAGACTCACGAAGCTGAGGATCCATAATATTGAAAACTGATTCAAGGTCCTTGTGTCTCGTGGGAAAAGCGTGAAGTACTTTTGTAGCGATTGCATATGGTTTAGGCGAAACAACACCATCAAGAGCAGCAAGATAAATATCACCATTTAAGTTTCTAATGTGGTGAGATGGAGAATAAATTGTAACACCAGTTTTCCACATCCTCTGTACTTTATCGAAAAGTTCGATCGCTTTATGTGGAGTTTTAAATACATCTCGTTCTAATTGCTTCTGTAGATTTGTTAACTGAGTAGCAATTTCTTTAGGAAAATAAGTTCCTTTAAGTCTGTCAATACCCACTGCTTGATGTTGAAATTCAGCAGTTCTGACAGGCATTCCCCAACGAGCAATACTGTCATCCCACATGCTGTTTTTACGGGTAACCAATTGGAGTGCTCTAGTAAGTTGATATAAAGCTTCTGCTGGTTCATTGGGTTTCCACTCTTTCCAGCTGTGCATCCATTGTCCGTTAGTATAATCAAATTCTCGACCTAAGTCATCTTTACCTTTATTTGCAATAAATTTTAATTCTTTAGGTAATTCATCATTAAGCTCTTTCATTACTGTACCACTACGATACAGCACAGATTCAGCGTTATTAGTAATTCCATGAGTTCCAAGAAGTCGTTCAACCATATAACTAAACTGATCTGCAAGAGCTTTCTCTTTAGCTGATCCTGCTGAAAGCTTACCCTGCGCCACAGAGAATGCAACTTTTCGCTCCGTAGGAGTAGAAAATCTAACAATAGGTTTAATGGTTTCAGCAAAAGCAGCAGCTACATTTCTAGCCGTATCAATGTACTCTCGTGAGAAAGGTTTTAAGTCTTTAGCATTCCACCAAGTGGCAAAGCGAGTCATAATACCTTCAACGACTTTACCCTGTTGAAGTTCACGACCAAGAATTTTAGGATTAGAACCTAATGCTTTGTAGACGTCTGTCGAGACTTTATGAAGTGTTTCAGGATTAACAGTCCCAGTAGCAGACTGCCGCACGAGATTACGAGCTTCTTGCTCAACAGTGCTATACAGTTTATCACGGCTAGGATTGAATAATTCATCAATGAAATTTTTAGCTGCTCCAGCTTCCTTGCTCGAAGCTCCTGCTCTTTCTGCAATTTTACCTAATTCTTTACTGATAGTACTGCCTATTGCTTTAGTTTGGCTAGGAGGTAATTCACTTGAAGCTTCTGCTATATCCGCACCAGTTTTAACAACTGGATCGAGAGTTTCTGTTACTACCTGTGGCGTTCTATAGGCTTTTAAATCCTCGATTTCCTGAGATGGTTTAGATTTCATAAAGTCATCTACAAGTCTAGGATTCAGTGCTTTATGTCCACCCATAGTATTAGCAACATCACTGAGTCTAACACTAATACCTTCACCATCCACTAAATGAAATCCATTTAATTTAAGAGTGTCCTCAGCCACACGCAGCATTTGAAGTACATGAAAATCTCTACGATCTCTTCTAATCTTAGTAGCAGAATGTAGAATACTATTATAAAGTCGAGCCTGTCCTACAGGCGTAACTTCCTTAAGACGATTATTCTTCATAAATTTAATAGCAACATTCTTAGCTGTATCAACCCATCGCGGATTAATAGTAATTTCAGGAAACTCGGGTGGAATTCTTCTAACCATATCAATCATATCAGCAGGTCGAACATTTGCTTGTAACTTCTCCGCTTGCTTTCTTAATACATTCTTAATGATGGGACTTTTGGTTGACATAATTTGATCATTTAAAACTTTAAGATCGTTTAACGCTTGAGATTCTTTATCTACAATTGTAGGAGCTTTATTGATAACAGGTTCTAATACTTTTAATTTTTCTAAATCATCAGCAGTTTGTAATTTATCAGCTGACTTAAAGGCGCTCTCAGAAACTCCTTTAGCTAAATCTTTAGCACCTCTTCCAGCACCTTCCTCAACAGCCTTAAGAGCTTCAGTACTTACTTTAGCACCCTTACCTAACTTAGGAATAAGTCCAACTCCACCAACGTAAGTAAGAGGATCTGCAATAATATCTAGTGCAAAAGAAGCTGCTGCTTTTTCTGGGTTATTAAGTTTCTCCGAAAGTCCAGTAGTATCTAAAATATCTTTCCCAGTAGTTTTTTCTTTTCCTGAAAGACCCTGCCAAATATCTGATAGTTCTTTTGGATTGGTAATAGGGCTTAAGGTACGAGCAGCTGATAATAATTGTTCAGGTAACGGCTTACCTTTATTTTCTTCTAAGTTTCCTTTAACTGCGTTAAGAGTACCATAAAGAGGACGAGACAGAATATCCAAAATCCGATTAACCACGCTGGGACCCCGCGGATCTTTTTGGTTAATCGTTTCCGTAGTATATGGCTTCTGAAGAGGAACACTTGATAAAATAGCGTTGGATAATCCCTTAACCGTAGTGAACTCTGGTAAGGGTCCTCTTTCGGCATTAGCTCTTACCAGCTTCGCTAAGATATCATTGAGTTTTTGATCAGCCATTTCCATTACCAAAATAAAGCTGCAAATACATTAAAAGAGCTTGATGTGTAGCAGGATCAATCTGACCACTCTGTAACATTTTATCTGCTTGAGCAGCATACCACTGAGGAGTAACAGAAACAAAAGTTCCAGGAACTGGACTACGAGGATCTTGAACTTTTCCATAAACAGCTTCTGGACTTCTTTGCAATTGAGTAAAAGCACCCGCCACAGACTGCTGAATGTTTGGAGGCAACTGACCCATAAATTGATCTAGAGCGGAACCTTGCTGTTGTTGACTGCCTTTTAATTGGTCACTTAAAATCTGCCAAAGCATTTGTTGTCTACGATCAGTTTCTTGACTTGCCAACTGCTGTTGCTGCAGTAATCTATTCTGAGCCTGCCCTAATTGATCCATATAAGCACTTTGAATACCAGAAGTGCGCTCAGATTCATTTTGATTCAAGTAATCTGTAAGTTGATTTAAAAGATTAGTAGCTGCTTCATTACCTGCCATAATTGCATTAGGAGAACCTTCACGATAAAAAGTAGAATCTATATTACCGATATCTTCATAGCGCTGTTGCTGTGCGGCTTGATTCTCTGACGCAGCTGTTAAAGCATTAGTAACTGCCGGAGCTTGTTCTTCTAAGACAGTAGGAAGTGCTGATTCAATTCCTAATTTCTTAAATAGGTCAGCCTGATCGTTAGAAACCCTACCGTAACTACCTTCAATATTACTTTTAAGTTGACCATAAATACTAGAAATATCCTGTTGAGCTTGCTGTGCCTGTTTCATCTGTTCTGGTGCAAGTTGTTTATAGTCATTAGCAAGTGCTTGGTACATTCCTTTAATATCAGCTTCTCCCCTAGCGTCTTGTGCACGAGCTGTGGCGGCACGTTGATCATATAGAGGATTAAGCGCTGCTTTAACTTGATTCATTAAATCTTCTGTATTAATTTGATCTGGCTGTTGTACGGGCTGTTGTAATTGATCTAATAACTGAGAATACAGTTGTGTCATTGGATCATTAGCCTGTTTAAGATAACTACCTAGCTGTCCAGCTAAACCTAAAACATTACCTAAAATATTTGGCCCTGGTTTTTGCTGTTTAGGAATTACAGGAGTAGCCCCTGGCCTATGTGGTATAGAAGCTCCAGGTACAAAAGGACCAGTAGAATGAGGTAAAATATTTTTAAATTGATTAAAACCGTAATTAGCAGAAGGAAGCATTTTTAATAACTGATTAATTAATCCACCGCTGTATCCACTACCAAATAGAGACATTATAATTATCCAATACGGTACTGAGCAGCACGACGTGCTAATGCATCCTGCTTTGCTTGCTGAACAGCTAAATCATATTCTCGCTGATAATTTTTCTGTTGAGAAAGTAAATCTGCAAGTAAACCAGACTGCTGCTGGTCTAGAGAATTTAACTGATCTGTAAACTGCTGTTGAAACTTTCCTTGAGCTTCACCAAAAAGACCTGAATTAATAAGACCCCGAGATGCATATTCCTGTCGTAAATCATCTAACTGAGTGGCGCGATCGTGTTCCATACTAGATTTAGTTTGGCCGTATTGTGTTGTAGCTTCAGTTCTACGACGAGCAATGTCACTAATATAATCTGCTAGAGTTCGTTTTCCTCCAGCAAGTGCCTGCTGATAAGCAGAATCACCACCTAAGAAAGCAGCAATAGAAGGAATAACAGGTGCTTTAGGCTTAGGTGCTACAGAAACAGGCTTACCGCCGCCTCCTCCACCTCCAGAAGTATGAGGCTTAGTATTTCCTCCTGAATTATTATTATTTCCTCCAGAAGTATGGGGACGAGCTCGTACAGCAGGCTTCCTAGGCCTAACTTTTGGCTTAGGTTTTGCAAGTACCTTAGGAAGAACACTTCCTACAATAGTTCCTCCACCGCCACTACCGTTGGCGTTATCTGCTGCAATCATTAAATTAACCTCCCGACATCAGAGCTTGCATAATTCTTTGTTTTGAGTGCCTTTAAACGCCTTAGCATCGCATCTCTGCGTGCTTGATATTTTAAATCTCGCTCTCGATGTCCTGTAGGGTCTACAGGGCCAAGATTAGGAGCGTCCCTGCCTCCCCCATAGATTTTCTTGCCAGCTGCATAGGGTAAATACTGCTGCCCTTGAAAAAGCATTTAATCACCTCCGTAAACAAGAGGCCAGAGTTCCACGACTCCATAATAATTATCAGGTAATAATTCTGTAGGTCCCTCAGCTAATTGTTTACCAATAGATCTAGCGAAAGCATCTGCACATCTATATTCTACTTTGTAAATATTACATTTTAAAAAGGGATGTGGTTTTGTATAGGACCCTACAATAAAATGTTCTTTCTGGATTCCAATCATGAAGCTCTCGCACTAACAAGTTCCTTGAGACCAACCATAGCAGTAAATTGAAAAATCTTAGTAGGTTGTGTAGTAGAACCGTTAGTTTCTAACTGTAACGAAAAATTAGCTTTTCTAAACCTTAATGTTTTTCCAAACTTGATCAATTTATTGGTATTAGCAATGTTATCAGCCGCAATAGTTTCTACAAAACTTGTACTTCCTAGAGTAGGATTACCCCAAGTATTTAAACTAGACCAAGTCTGAGTAGTTAATGCATCCCATGTAGTAGAGCTAATAAGAGTAATAGGTGTAATAGATCCAGTAATACTCTGTCCTGAAAGAATATCGGCACCCCACCAAAACAGTTTTTTGTACCTAATAGGATCTGCTATATCGTAAGTCTTAGTAGTGGCTATACAATAAAATTTATGAACTCCTGCACCCTCTGTGGCTCCACTAGATCTTCCATCAATAATTTTTATTAATTTATAACCACCAGATGATACATCAAAAGAATAAGATGTATAATACGAATCTACTCCTGAACCTGTTAAGTCTCTAGCTCTAATTAAAGGACCAAAAACATGCCACTCAATAGTAGATGTATCATCTGTCTTTTTCCACTCTCCCCAAGTACGCGTACGCAAATGAAAAGAATATGTTCTATTAAAATATCTAACAATAAGACGTTCACCCAAAGTACTTAAGTGCTGATTTTCATAGCGTGTAGTTGTACCGGTAGGCAAAGCATTATCAAAAACAAGAGGAACTTTTAAATTGAGAAGTGAAAAGTTATAGTTTGTAACTTCATATATTTTATTTCTATGCATTGTATACACAGTATTTTCGTACTGAATTAATCCTAAACTACCTGTTGATCCAACTACTGGATTAATTTCACGAAGAATTGCATCAGCAGGATCGAGATCATACGCCAGTACATGAGTACTCTCACCTTTAAATAGTAAAAGACTATCTTGATACACAATAAGATTATTGAGTGTGTCTCCGTCTCCATTTTGAACATCAATAAAATTTGTTCCAGGCCATGTGGTAAAATCTGCGGATTGCGAGAAAGTAAGACGCGAAGAATTAGAAGTAGCATTCTCACCTGGTACCACATACAACCTATTCTTATGAACAACACATTTCTCTGCTCTAGGCATCGCAGCTACAGTAACTGCTCCTCCACCTGGAGTCCATGACATACCTAAACCAGCAGCACTAGCAAATGTTGTGGGCAACCAAACAGTATTAGCATAAACTTCCATAGTTTTACACTCGCGAGAAGTACCTCCTGGATTTAATTCAGTAAAAGTATTTCCTGCATTTGAAGTAACATAAGTTTTTCCGTTATGCGTTGCAAAGAGATATAAAGTACCACTAAAAACTACAGATCCAAAAATAAAAACTCTAAAGTTATCGCCTCCTGTAAATGTAAGAGAAATAGCAGGTCTACTCACCAGAGAACCATCAATATCTAATTCTAAATTTAGACAAGTACTTAATTCATTATCTGCAATAAGTACAGGATCAGAACTAATATTTAATCCTCCATTAAAAGGTCCTAATCGTAAGTTCTGAGTAGTCATTCAGCCTCCTTAAGAGTCGTACTCCAATACAGTAATAACTGGATATTTTTCAATATTTTCACTTGTTTCTCTATTTTTTAGTTGATGAATATCGTCTTGAAAAGTAGTCTGATACATAATTGCAGGATCGTGATCTTCATCAAGTAAACTAGCCTGCCACATACAGTAGCTAACAATTGAATTATGGTAAATAAGAGGTAAACTAGGAGTATCAGAGGTTAATGCAACATCTACAGGTTTTTTATTATATAAAACTTTTAATCCGTTTATAGATGCTTGACTAGGTGTTGGAAATAAAATTGCTTGATTCTCATAGACAGTATAGTATAAAGGACTACCTGAACCGTAAGAAGTTCCATCCCAACCGTCTACAATTTCATCAAACTGTTGCATGTTATAATAACTAATTCTACTAAAACTAAGCATACTAGAATACTTAAAACGTAAAGATCTTAGGAGTAATAAATCTGTAGGTAAGTCGTAACTAGCTTGGTTAGCGACTAAATTAACAAAAGCAGTTTCCTGTAAAGCACTTTCATTACGTTTTACAATTTCAACTTGAGCATCATTAACCCATCTAATAATATCAGCATCTTGCACTTGAACAGCAGCTTCATCTCCAAATGTACGACGTACTCGTGTAATGATATCAGATACAATCATTTATCGATTACAGTTCTAATAGGACCGAGATCTCTAAATTCCTCATCACGAACTCTTCCTTCGTGATGCCAGCGACTTTTAGTATTTTTCCCTACAAACACTGTAAAATCTCTTGCAGCATCCATCTCATCTATTTGTTCTTTAAGACGTAAAGCCTGTACAGCCGCATTATGTGCATCCAATCTAGCTACTACATTTCCATGTTGTTGATCCATAGACCATAATCTGGCTAAAATGTCTGGAGGATTAGCTAAAGAATCTGCATAAAGCACAATATTATTAGTTCTATCATCTACAATTCGAAATACTTTAGATTTATCTACTAAATGTATTTGATGTTCTGGAGGAATCCACTCTAGCCACAGGTGGGAATCATATTCATTAATGATTTCCGCCAAGCGTTTAAACTCGGCGGAAACCCATTCGTCTGTTTGAGACATTTACTCTTCGTCATCAGTTTCGTCAGAGGAATCTACTTCATCTTTAGTTTTAGACAAGCCCTTATCGTCTAGTTCAGCCTCACCTGCAAATACATGCTCTGAAACTGTTCGAGTAACTACACCGGTCTCACCAATAGATAAAGGCCTATTGTAATTATCGCGTGCAATATCCGGATGAAGATGTGTACCACCGCTAGGCCGCATTAAATTATAATCTTTAGAAACCTGAACATTAGGATCCTTGGCTACGTCGTCAGGAACCTCTGAATTTAATCCATAACGAGCTGCAGACTCTTCAGGAGTTTCGGCCGCCAAGTCAGCGGGAGTCTTATCGAAATGAAATTTCTTACCATACTGCTCAACAACTACAGGATCTTCACTAACTAACTTATGTTCGTCCTCGGGAGCTTCATCCTGCGCAGCTGCATCTTCTAAACTGCCGTCATCATCAGGAGTATCAACTTCACTATTTTTATTCTTAAGCAGATCAGAAAGATTCTGGTCTTTAGCTGCGGCCCTCTTAGCCGGAGGAGTCATGTTTTTCCTTTCTAGAATGAGGGGCGGCTATGTGCTCAAAACACAACCACCCCTCTTCACTATTTATCGTGTGTTTCCTTATTAGTACACTCACACCCTGTAACAGGGTTCCAGCTAGCACAGATAGAAATAACACCGGCTGTGTGTTCACATGGATAGTTTTCAAAACCTGAATCACCACAACCACATCGATCAGGGTTATGCCAATACGGAACAGATTCTTTACATTCTTCACAAACTAAATAAGGATTAGCAAATCCTGTTAAAACATGTGTTCGTGTATTAGTAACTTTAACTTTAGTGGCCATTAGTGATTAGCTAACTCTAAACAAGCTACAGCAGCAGCAGTATCACTTGCCCCTGTGGCGACATTTAAAGATATATTAATTGTGGTTGTAGCTGTAACATCAAAAACTAAATTAGGTAATGCAATAGTATCTCCTGGTCCTCCAGGAATAACAACAGTTCCAACAGGTGCTGGTAAACCAATCTTTAAACCATCCGCAAGTGAGTGTCTAGCAGTACCACTCAATCGATAACGTCCAGGAGGGACATTCACAAAAGAAGCAACTGTAGAATTTTGAGCTACGCTATTACCTACTGTTCCGTTTGCAACAAGAGTAGTATTTTGTCGTGCCATGTTACGACTCGATAATACCGGTAATTAAACCATGCGAGTTTCGCCGGTGCGTACCAATCTGCCAATACTTATAAAGACGCGCACGATACGCATCGTATTCACCGGTGGAGTCGATTAAACGCTGCCACATATTTCCATCACGGTCCATCCAGGACCAATCTGCATTCTGATAAATAGTAATCTGCTTTTCATTCATAAAGTACATACGACCAACTTGGCAATCATAATCAGCGATAATAGGAATATCACCAGTATCCGTAGTAAATGCAAGACCCTTGAAACCACCTGTAAACTCAGTAGTATTAACAAATCGCCGCTGCTGCTCTAAAAGGTTTGCATAAGAACGCCGAACGCCAAGAGAAGTAAAGATAGCAGTAGTTTCTCCACCGAATTTACGAATAGTATCAACCATATTAATCATACGGCCTTCAGAAATAGCACCAGCGGTAGTATCCATATTACCCTGCCATGCAGCATGGGTAATATTGTAAAGAGCGCCGGTACCGTCACCAAGAGCGTTAGTGTTAGTAATACCTGCAACAATCTGCTCAAAACCTACAGGCTCACGAGAACGAGAACCTGTACGTGTAATGAAGAAACCAGAAGTTGTAGAGGTAACAGTAGAACCAAAAGTAACAGTTGTAGTACCCGCAACAGTGGCAATATTGGTGATCTGAACATTGGAGTTTGCAAGAACGTTGACAGAGTTGGTATCCGTTGCGTTCCAGAGATCAACAAACATACCAATTTCAACGTACTGCGGAGAGTTTGTAGAAACTAAAGTAGTCGTAGAACCAGAAGCAGTAGCAACTAAAAGAATACCAGTATTTGTTCCGTAGCACTGACGGTTAGAGTCTTTCTTAAGACCCTCCCGCATACCATTAACTTCTTGATCTAATAATGTAGCAAAAGACTGAACATTAGAATCAGCAAGAGCAAATGACTGACCTGAAAGCTGAATAGCACCATAGCAATATGCTAACTTAACCTGAGCATCTCGATAATCCTGAGTTTTCGGGTTAGGCAAAGCTTCCATTTCATTTCGAGCACCGATACCGTGGTTTCGCTGAACTCGAACACCAAATCGAACGTACTTACCACCGATAGAGTCAGTTTCAACCCCCTCGGAAGTCTTCATAATACGAGAGATAGCAACAATTTGAGACTGAAGCTGATCACGAACACGAGGCTCGTAAACTTCCTTAAGAATACTAGCCGCAGTCGTAAGAGTTGTAGTAATGGTACTGCCCTCCTGCTTTAATTAAAGGATATAAATCGAAGTTATACATCTACTACGTTGAGGGCGTACCTCAGAAATACAACTACTTATTATCTTCTAAAATAGCATTTTGCATCATCTGAGCAACAAGGTTTCGAGTATCTTTAGTATCCAATTTCTTAACATCAATATTATTACGAGGAACCACTCCCCCATTACCCATTACAAAGGGGGCAGGGCGCCGCCTAAACTGATCAGCTAATGCCATAACTTCATGATGAGCTTGTTCTGCACTAATATTCTTTGCAATCATACGAAGAATTAATTCTTCTTCATTTACGTCATTACCATATTTCTTTTTAACTGCATTAATTTCTTCTTCAATAGCAGCATCCATGGCGGCAGCTTGCTGCTGTTCTAATGTCTGATTATGATTAGCTAAAGCAATCTGAGATAAAACTGCAACCTGATCTTGCAAAGTTTTTACTCTAGGATCTTCAGCTTGAGATTCCTCAGGGGATTCTGCTTCTTCAACTACTTGCTGAGCTTGCTGAGGAGTAATATTTAAGTGTTTAGCGATTACGTCGTACACCTGACGGGGATTATCTTCAATAATCTTATAGAGATTTAAAGCATTTCCTACGTGCTCTGGAGTAATACCTGACTTATGAAACTCCTCATAACCTTTAAGGGGCTCATAAGCATCTATCTTACTCTTTAATACGGGAGCAAGTTCTCCCCGCTTATCTTCTGGAAATGCACCTACTATATCGTTCCACTCTGCGCCTAAACCATCGTAAAGTGGAATGTCTCCCGGAGGAGTTGGCTGACCCATTTTAAACCTTCACTCTCTTCATTTTTAATCTACGCTGGAGAGCAGCGCGCCTCTTCTTGATTATATCCTGAGGAGAATCTGTAGAATCAATATTTAAATTTGGATCACTATTTTCTTTTGGTGTATCACTGTTATTCTTATAGTAATCTGAATAACTCATTGACCTCTCAGCCATTAGATAGATCCAGGATCATCACTCGTACGAAGCTGATAATCTTTATCATTCTCAGTTAAGGTAGCAATACGCGCAGCAGTAAATCCTAAAGCAGCTAAGCGTCGATCTTTATCAGCATTACTATAAGTGTTAAGCATTCCCACCAATTTCATAGTATCACCAGAAGCTGTTGCCACAGCTGCGGCTGGTGTAAAAGTAACTGTAGTAGAACCTGCAACAGCAATACCAGTTACGCGGAAGACAGTCTCTTCTTTTAAAACACCAGATGAATTAAAAAGTTTAAATTCTTCATCAGTACGAACAGTATTCGTATTAGTAGCCGGTGTAGCGTTAGCACCAACAATAGTGGTTGTAGTACCACCAGCATTAGCTGTAAAAACAACAGGTCCTGAAGTTACACGAGTTTCAAAATCATCACGATACTTACGTCGCTTATCAACATATCCAGGATGTGTAATTAATTCTAACTGATGAGTCATCGATTAACCTCCCTGTCCGGTATCTATACTAGGCTCGGGTACTGGACCTGTATTTCCATTATCAGTAGGGTTCCCCTCAGCTCCTTGCTGAGCGGCAAGAGCTTCTTCAATATTAGGATCAGGTGCATTAGGATTACCTGCATCCAATCCAGTAAGAGGATGCATCATAGTATTAGAAAGTGCTTCTTGATGTTGATTAACGTGTTCTTCAAATAAAGCTTTAACTACAGGATCTACGTTTTCAAAATCCTGACTCTTACGGAAGTTATTATGCATTTCAATATGAACTTGATGATTATCCCAGGTATTTACAGGAACAATTAAAGGAGGACTCAAAGGAATTTGAGCAGTGGGATCAGTAGAATCTGCGGAGGGATCTGTAGTACTAGCCGGATGAGTTTGCTGCCATGTCTGAACCTGATTAATAATATCCTGTTCTGTAACAATACGCATCTTAAGATTTTCTCTTTGAGCCTGACGCTTATCAACTTGAATACGTTCGTAAATTCTATTAATGCCACCAATTTCCATAATTTCTAAACCTTCATCAGGCGGGATGAATCCCATCTTCATAAGGTCCATAATAAATGCCTGTTTAGCTGCACGAGAAGTAGGTAGAGAACTTCCCGCTTCTACTCTAATATCATTATTATCTCTAAGATCAGCACCTCTAAAGGTTTGAACATCAAAAGTTCCTTCAATACCTACAGTCTTAATAGTTCTTGGCTCGTCCCAGAACATTTTTACGTAACTTAAACATTGACTAGCAACTTTTTCAATAGCTTCTTCAAGAGAAGTATAATGTGTAGCAATTAAACTTTCATCTTGCTCTTGTAAGAAGCTAATAGCAGTAGCGGCGGTAACCCCGGGCGGTGTACTACCATTACTAACTTCATGTTGTCCACTTAAATCTGATAAGTCAGTATACAGTCTGTCAATTTCCTGAGTAACATAACTAGGAATATTTTGAAGAGGTAGGGGCTGTGGCGGTTGAAAACCAGGAGCATATTCAATAACTTGACCAGGTTCTGTTGTTATACGTTTAGCATCAATAGATCCTTTTTCAGCCACAATTTGTGGCTTAGCCATTCTATTTTTAGCTTCAATTAACTGTCCACGAGAACGATTTAATTCTTTCTGAATTGGAATTAAATCTTCCACAATCGATGTGGTATAAAATTTACCTGTAGGAATGGAATCAATTTTAATAAAAGGATACTGTCCATGATCGTAAGGCCACTTATCAAACCCTTGAACCACTTTAGATCCAACTAAAGTAAACATGCCACCATTTTTTAACTCAGGAAGATATCCTGGTTTAACCCAAATTTCTAAGATTGTTGATTGATTTTTCTTATCTTCATTTCTAGTTACACCTAAAGCAGCTTGCATATTTTCATCAACAGATTCATAAGTATCTGTAGGATCAATATCAAAATTCTGTTTAATCCATGAATTTGGTTTTATCTGTGCGTGAATAACATAGGGTTGATCCTCGATATCAGTACATAGCAAATCAGGAACAAAAATATGAAAAGGAGTAATATATTCAATACATATATCTCCAGGAGGTACATCACCTTCTTGAGATTGCTGAGGAACATTTGGATCTACAATAGGTGTATACCCAGGATCTACTTTTGTAGAATCCCAATAACTTTTCAAGAATCCATTACCACAAGTAGCTTGCCAGAAAATAGCGTGTCTTAATGTTTTATTAAAATTTAATCTCCGCCACAGGGAGTCCCAGATTTGTTCTCCAGCTTGCGCTGCAAAGACATCTTTGTCTTCAGTTGAAGCAGGAATAACATAGGCATTGGGCTTTTGTGCGGTAAGCCTTGAAATCTCTTTACGAACAACTCTACGAATCTGATTGATTACAATACGAACTCTATAGTATGGAGCTTCAGGAACGTATAAATCGAAGGCCCCACCTGTCTGTGTTTGTCTAAATTTAACATGTTGATTGCCAGTATAGAAAGCTAAATTAAGATACCATTGACGTTCTTGTCTAAGCCTCTGACTCTTGCATTCATTAAACCATTGATTCCCAACTGCTGCTAAGCGTTCTCTGGCTGTGGCTGATTCTTTGTTGTCATCAGTAAACATTCCAACACTAGTTAAGCCCATAGGATTATCAGGATATGTCATGGTAACCTATCCAGTCCAAATCCATAATCCTCAATAGAGTACCTTTTAATATCTTCATCATCTAAATAGTTAATTTCGCCTAGTCCAGAAGAGCTTCTAATTCGTTTAGCTTCTTCTTCATCTTCTCGTGATATATAAGGGGACTCAGCTGTGTTCATTGAGGAGTTCTGCAAGATTTGGAACGTTCTTAGATCGGGAGCTTGTAGTCGATTTAGAAGCTCTTGATTTTGAAGACTCAGTCGTAGATTCTGTTCCAACAGACTGTGATTCTGTGGATTCTTTATTAACACCCATAGAAGAACCAGAATCAGGAGTACTATCATCGTTAGTAATATAATGGTCAATGATTCCAAGGTATTCTTTCACCTCCCCAAATACATCTTGTAGTTCTACACGTAACCTCTTACCCTGTTCAGCTAGGGTACTAAGTTTAAGTGCAGTATTATTAGCGCGCTCAATTTCTGCAGAAAGCTCATCATAAAGACCTGCTTTATCAGCAATATCATGAAGACAAAGAGTACAAAAATAAACTACTCCGTACCAATCAACCTGTAAATCAATATCTACGTATTTACGTCCGTCAACTTTAGAAGAACCACAATTTGCACATTTACTGGGTTGGACAGGAGGAAAGTCATAGATCCTATATTTACTCATCCTTAACATCTCCAAGTAGTCTGGATCTATCTCCGTAGGTACTCTTCCGTACCTTTGATGAAAACGGTCTACAAGAGACATTAAATTTCTCCGAAACCGTAATCATATTCTCTATCATCTACTTTTTTCATTGTACCAGCATCAACATCCCAATCAAAATCTTGTCTATTTGTTAAAGTTAAACTAACACCCGTATTTTTAGCTGATTTATCTTCCGGTCCTAAATATGGCATAAAAGTAAAGAAGTATCCTGATGAATCCATTGCATGGTCGTTCTTTTTGTTAGGCTCTTCACGTACATTATTTCTATCAGCAATTTTTGCTGAGTTATAGATCTTAAAGCTATATCCACGAGCTTCTTTGATGGTATTAACACAGTTTTCGGTGATTTTCCATTTGTCGTATTTAAGATATTCATTCATCTTGTTAATACGACCGGCTACATCTTTCTTAGCCTGAACTAAAGGAATTCCATGCCTGCGATATTCAATTAGAGGTGAGGTGCCTGTAATGCCACTATGCTGACTCATAGAAGGATCACCCATAGTTAATGCTGGAGAAAGCTGATGCTCTGTATTAAACTCTTGTATCATCCTAGCAAAGTCTGCAATAATAGTTTTACTTTTATAGATTTCATGAAAAGTAACTACATCTTTCTTTGGTGAAACAGCATGCCACAAAATTGCTGTAGGTGCATTGTATCCATGATCAATACTAATATAAATAGCCCATCGCTTAGGTATTGGTCCACTTCTAATAATATGCCTATTATAATCAAACTCTCTAAGGACTAAACCGCCTTTAGGTACAAAAATACCCTGACGCCGAATCTTCTTTTCATCGTCGTCAAGGTCATCATCTAATAAAGAAAGAGCCTTTTTATTTAAATGTGGATTATCAGAAATGTCAACTTCAAACATGTCAACATTCTTAGCACTACTGTTGATAAACCTATCAAAAATCCAATCTTGACCCTCTACAGGAGTCATTGTCATCCACCAACAGCCATTATAATCAATCAGTCGCAAACGACATTCATTAAAAATGGCTTGTGGACACTCTTCATCAAACCAGCACCAGTGTAGCGGAATACCCGCAAATGATTCTACTTCTTGCTGGTGTGTCTTAATTTGAATAGTTGAACCGTTTCGAAATGTAAAAACCTTACCTGCGTTACTGTATGAATCTTCCCACGAACCGTTTACGCGTTCACTCACTGGAATCCATTGTTGCAGTAGTGGCTTAATAATCTGATCAATTCCAGCATCTTTATCTACTGTAACAATCCTGCCGCGCGTAGGTAAGTCGTGAGTTTTTATATAAGGATGCCTACCCGTAGCTCTCCAAATCCCTTCAACCACTCCGGCAACACTTTTACCAGAACGGTTGCCACCTCGAAGAATTCTACCTACTTTTTCTGATTGATGAAATTTTTTATGTTCATCCGAATTCTCGCTATAACTAAGTACGTTGGGCTTTTTAGCAGCATCTTGTAGCCCCGCTGCGAGCTCTTCAAGAAAATCTTTCATTAAGTTCCTAATCCTAAAGCTCTTAATGCATCAATGATAGTTTGAATTTGCGCTTGGTTATATGCAGCATTTGCTGTAGTAGGAAAAGAGGGATTTATACCGGTACCAATACGTCGTGAAGATTTTCCATCGTGTTTATGATCACCTGGTGAAGCTTGGTTATGTGTAATACCTAAGGTATGATGTTGTCCAGTAACTGATGAATCTACATCAGAATTGGAATGTAATTTATTAACTGCAGCTGCTGGAAGTGAATCATCAGATCCTATATTAATAGGGTTGGAATTAGGACTTGGATTAGGATTAGTCATGTGGCTGCTTTATATTTAATAGACCAAGAAATTCCATCACTTGCTGCGAACGCCACAGGGAGTGTTGCTGTTACTGCGGCACTTGTAACATTAAACTTTGTGCCAAAGATTATATTATTAGAGCTACGCAAGTGTACCGAAAATGGTTGTCCGTTACTCGCACTGGCATCCCACATGTTGGCGTTACCAATTACAGGCATTTCTCCAATATAAGCAGCATTCACACCGATGATAGAAATAGATTCAGCAGGAACAGGCAAGTTTATGTTAATAACTCCACTCCCGAAGCTAGCACCACTACTTCCAAATCTAAATTCTCCATGAACGTATACCTGATCAAAAATTCTATAAAATAGACCTCGGGAATATCCACCCGTACCTAGAACAGGTGCTCCTCCATCAGCTCCAATAATAGGAGTCCAAGTCTGTAAAGGATGTGTAATTAAACAAGGTCCAGCAAAGGCATCAATTTTATCTGAATTATTACTATGCTGTGCAACAAAATCTTTAATAAAATTAGACCCGGCTGCATTTTCAAGTACAAGTACCATTATGTATCCGGCGTCGGGTAGTAGCAGTAAGCAGATATTCTATCTAACTGTCCAGCCGCCACGGGGTTGGTAGCAGACCAAAGAGTTCCATCAGGACATCTAAAAACAAAAGCATTATTTCCTATATCATAAACTACAGTGAAAACTGAACAAGTAGCCACAGCAGAAGAATCATAAAAAGTAGCAATACCAATAGCCGGGCCTTGATTACTTCCAGAAGCAAAATTAGCCGCGAAAGCAGGATCTACTGAAGCAGTAGGACCACCAACACCTGTAACTTTATAAATACCGGTACCAGCTGCAAAACCTGTAGTTCCCATGTCTACTTGAAAATGATTAATAGCCATTCTAGGAAATATACGAACTACTTTACTAAAGATTCCTCCACCTGAGCCAAAAGTGTGACCACCTCCAACAGCAGAGAAACCTACACCGGCATTAGTAATACCTTGTGCTCGAAAAAGACCGTCTAATTTATTTACATTAGCAGTTTCTTGTGCTGCCCAACCTGGGAAAGTAGGTAAGGCTTGTTTAATACTTTCATTTAAATCTGGTTTAATTAAAGCTAAATTAGTTGTAACTGTAGTTCCCATTTCACCTCCTACACATGTTTGTAGAAGAAACTACCAGTTAATTTATCTTGATCAGCCACGGTGAACGGTCCTGTGCCTCCACCAATACATCTTCCAGCCTTACCTGAATAAGCACCTGTGGCTAATCTTGCATAACTAATACCACCAACAGTAACAATATCTACTGCACAAATTCCACTGTTACCTGTAGTACTAGCATCTTGTGCATAACCTTCACCAATTACGTGATTAAAACCAGGAATCCAATCTAAGGCTGTTCCAACAGCATGATAAGAACTATCGGCTACATAGGGTAATCGAATACCGTATTCACCTGAACCAGCTGAAATCCCAGGATCAATAAATAGGACTACAAAAGTCCCCCAAGTAAATCCTTGAAATTCTTGATAGTCAAATCTGATACCACCAGCACCATAACTAGGATTGCTAGTTTTTCCTACAATTGAACTACCAAAAGCTTGTAAAGGAAAATTAGTTTTGTTAATTATAATGTTGTTATTAGCTGAATTATAGTTTGCTCCAACCACGAAGTCCTTGGCTAAATCTGAATCATCAAACTTAGCAAGTCCTACGTTAGACGTGAATGTGACGACCACTTACAATAACACCTCCCGCCTAAATGGTCGGCATAGTAAATCGAATTTCGAAGCCAAAGCGGATCTACTATAAATCTAATAACTTCAAATCTATTTTTAACATCCTGTAAGCAAGGTTTGAAATCTTCATCTTTAGTAAATACATATAGTACAAACTCTTTCACTTGGAACCTTTACCTTCATTAACTTCAATAGCATAAATCTGTCTCTGAGCTTGTTGCAGGCTAGGATGTGTTCCAAAAACTTTATTGTGATCTGCTTTCTTAACAACTAAGTATTTGCTACCCTTTTTAATTACTTCATAAGGCATTTTAAATTCCTAATTTCTTTCTAGCATCTTCAAGTTCAGAATCAGATTCTGTATAGTTAGTTAAAGCAGGTGCTTGCGTGTTGGTAACAACTTCAAGAGTTCTGTTAGCAGCTGCTAATTTTATGTCTTGAGCAATGGCAATAATAACTTCTGGATCTTTAACGTGCTTCTGGATAATCTCCACAATCATTCGAAGGAGGACTTCACTCTGTGGCGCGTCGTTCTGATGTAGAGTTCCAGTATTTTCTAAATAGAATCTTACAGCGTTCCAATCACCTTGTGCAATCTTTTTAGTAAATTCTGTCTTCGCCACAGGGTCGATATTATTCAAGTTCTGATCGGCTAGACTTTGTACAAAGTTCCTAAATGTGGGGTCGTTCAACCAAGCATAGTACTGTGAAGGGAGAATGCCCAGCTGATCTAACTTTTCTGGGATCGACCGAACGTCAGCAAAATTCATAACTGTAACAGCTGCTGCAAGTTGCTGATCAGTTAATTCCTCACGAGTGTGTTGCTCAAAAGGAATCCCGCGCTTTTTTAAAGCTGCTTTAACAGGTTGTCGAGTTAAGTAATAGTTAACTGAAGTCTGCCGTAGATTAGGTCGGCTCTTTCGTAAGTACTCTGTAACTTCTTCAACTGTTGGGACTCTGTGCTTTAAGTGCCACTGAAGTTCATAGAAATCAATGAGTGCTTTCTCAGCTGAAGTTAAAGCGTTTTTAATCGCTAAGTATTGTTGTCTACTTACCATCGACTTTATTTTCGATTAAGGTAGCAGCTGCTTCCAAAAAATCTAAGATAGCTTCTTTTTTACTTCCCTTAAAATTAGGTAGAACTTCATCCATTAAGTGAGATAAAAATCCAGCTCCTTCTTTGTATTCCTTTTTAGTGAGTTCCTTAGTTATCATCAACCTCCTCCTTTTTCATTGCAATCATTTCCTTGCCTAATACTTCAAAGATAACGTCTAAAATTTTGTCCCAGTCTTCAGTGTCTTGTACGTAATCAATTAAACTGCCGTCGTAATTAGCTTCAGTAAGTTTCTTCTTAAGAGTTGCGCGCAATTCCTGCATTTGCCCACATCATAACTTCTTCAAGTTTAGTAATCGCTAAAGCTTTCTCTCGTCCTTCAGGAATTCTTCCGTTTAAATCAATTGCAAGTTGTAAACAACGATTACGAATATCCTCGTGCTGCCGTGCAGTATTTGATGGAGTGTCTGAACCTGTTGCTGGGTGAAACTTAAATCTGTTCTCTAAATCCTGGATTTCCAAAAGTTTGCTCCAATCGTGAATTATTCAAGCCAAAGGACCTACTCTTCCACGTTCTAAGTAAACGCGCGATCTTGCACATTATCTAGGGAATGTGACCCAAGTCACACACCTAGGAGATCATCTGACCTCGGGAAACAGCCTGGTAGGTCAGGTAAGGCCTTTCCTTTAGCCACTGAGACGTTTTCAAGCCTTTCAGGCAGCAAGTACTAGGTTCAGGCTATCGAGGGCTTAGAGAGGCTCTCAGGCTGTCTGAGTGAGATAAGGCCCTTGAAAAGTAAATTAAGATTTTATTCAATTATTCATCTAGCCACAGGCAGCGGAGCTGCACTATTTATGGGTAGTAAGTTAAATTAATAAGGTCCGGTTTATTTCAGTCTGGTGGAGCTGCTTTATTGAAGATATGAAGTAGATGGGTTACTAAGTTCTTAAATTTAGGATTAGAGTTGGTTTTTGTTGAAAAATAGTTTCTTTTTACTGGTAAAGGATTCCTTAGTCTTGAAATTGGAGTCCCTTGTTGGTGATAGGGTCCACCCCTCATAAATTCGGCTGGAATTTCTGGACAAGATATTGAAACGATATAATTACTGTCAGTTATTTGAAGTTTCAAGTAACTCTCTGTTATTGTATCTACATTTCAATGATTAGTCGTTAGGCCTTTCTATTGTATTAACATTGGCCTGATAAGTTGTAACTTTGTAGAGCTGACTTAATTCACAAGTAAAAGTAAGTGAACAAAGTCTAGCTTTATTTTATTCCCTGTGTTATTGTTATCACAAATAAGCTTTTACTTTTGGGAGTAACTAATGTCTAACTTGTCTAATTTGCCAGTTCTGAACGCAACTACTCCCTTTGCATATCCTTCTCCTGTTATTGACTTTAATGAGAAAAAGAAGTGGGAAGAGGCACAAAAGACGATTGCCTCTTTTGAACTGATTAGTGAATTTGAATTGGAATTGCTTGCTAAGTTTGATTTGGTTCGTTATCTGTAGTTTGATTTAGTTTAAGAATTAGCTCCCGTTTTTACGGGGGCTTTTCTTTTTGTCTTGTTTAATTTAATTTGTCTTGTTTAATTTGAATAAAGCGGTTTTGTGAGTTTTTGAGTGGAAAATCGTAGTAAGCTTGGATTCTTGTGTTTTTAAATTATTTAAAAAGCGTATTAGCTGCTAATAAACCTAATAAATGTAATGCCAGACAAACCCCATAAGTCATGAAAACAGTGAATTAAATAAGTAAGAAAGTGAGAAAATCGTGCATGGGCGTCAAGCCCGGTTATGCACGAATTTTCGAGCGATACTATTTTTACCGCAATAAATGGGTTTTTGACAAGGGGTACGTCAAAAACCAACATTTATGAGGACTAGTGCATGTACATTCACGTGGACGTCTTGCACCATTTGAGGGATATGCTACACTGTGCTAGCATGGTGCATGGATGGTGCAAGGTGTGAATGATAAATGGACTTAAGGGGGCAAAATCGGACATATGCTGGACAGCCATACATTAGTAAGTTTCTTCAATTAGTTATGTAAGGATTAGAAGTATGAGTAATGACAGGTTTCATGAGCCCGTAAAAGCCCTATTACAGACAAACGGGGAGATGGGAGTCAATCAAATAGCTAAGTCACTTTCTGTGCCATTAAGTACAATGCAGAAATACCTAGACAAAGACCAAACTTACTTTAAAAAGAACCGATCTCGCAAATGGGTGCTACCAGAAGATGCAGCCAAGTCGGACATATCCGAAGTAAACGTTAACTACACACAAGTCATAGAAAACCAGATTAAAGGTATTGAATCTTTGGTAACTACACTCATGGCACAACTTAAGTCGACAGTTAGCTTAATTGAAGCTAATAAAGTAACGATCACCTCTGTGGCGGATATCTCGACTAAAATACATCCACGTCTACAAGGGTTGGATAAAAAAGCAACTGAAGTAAGTGAGTTATTAAGGAAGAATCTCAGTAAAGTTCCTGAAAACTATCGAGATCTGATTAAAAATCTAGATTTACATCTATTAATTGTAGAAAAGGGTACTCACTATATGAATAATGAGATAACTTCCGAGATTGCATCACTTATTCTGGGACAAACGGACATTTTATCTGAACAACTAGTAACTGTACTCAAAGAATACCAGAAAGAAGAAAAGTCATGAGATGGGAAATTACTAAAGATAAGGAAGATTTGTATGTATTGTGTATCAACAATATAGTTGTCATGATAAGTCGTGATATCTATGCAATTGTAGGAGAAATAACCGAAGATATAGAAAATAGACAGACAAATCCTAAAAGAAACTACGAACCGGCAATATTAGCACTTGAATCATCAGAAAAAGAAATAAAAGAATCGATAATAGAAGACAAACCAATTGTTAATGGATCATTAGGAAGGTTGTTTGAACTATGAAATTTGAGATTGTAACGGACAAGTACGGTAACGTTGTACTTACAGCAAATAACGAACTTATCTATGTAGGTAAATTTATGTCCAGAGTTTTGGATACAATTCAGGACATGTACGAAGATAGTATAACAGAACTAGAAGATACAGATAAAAAGAACGAAATGGACAAAATTTGAATGGAATAAATTGGACAAAACGTACACTTATTTGAATCTCAAATGATGAAATTTGCTGGGCGATACTTAGCAGGCGAGCTACATTTGGTATGCCAGAGTTATATTTTGAAGCTGGAGGGCTAGCAATGCACTCAGTTACTAAACTCTCTGATAAAGAATACCAATTGCTTATGAAGTACAAGAATAAGACAGTGAATTGGAAACATCCAACAAGCAGTCGCAGTTATTGGGGTAACATCGTTGGAATCGAGAACGGTTTTCTATTGGTAAAAGATGCTATAGCCACAGAGGGCATTCTTGAATCTTGGATTCAATTCTAAAGGAGATCTAGCCATGGACAATCGAATTGTAGTTATCCTTTCTGAAGTGGAATCTAATAGTCTCCAATTTGATTCAAATGAACTAAAGGATTCTGAAGCTTTGCACCAATTACTTGCTGAAATTAATCCTGGTGACACCTATTCCGTAGTATTCAAGAACATTGTTGTTCCGAAGACTAATTGATGATTACTCGATTGCATTCCCCTCTGTGGCGAGTGCAATCTTTGGAATTATCAATTAGAAAAGGAGAAATGAAATGCTTATCGAGACTATCAGCTTCCGAATCTTCAACAACTCTTTCAAAACTGATGAAGAGTATCTAATCGAAAACACAATTGAGAATCAGGAAAAGGTTTTCAGCAACCGCCACACCCACGGTATTGAATTCACTCGGACTTTCGATTTCCAATTCGAAAAGACCGAGCGAGTTCCCCTTTCATTTGTCGAGTTTGATGACGAGCTCGATTCAATTGACGAAATGGTTGGGAGTTTCTAAATGAAATATCGTACCTACTGTCTGATTTGTTATTGCAATATTCAATTTAGAGTAGATATTGCCTTAGCAGTATATAATTCAATGTCGTATTGTGAATACAGCACATATCAGAATGATTCTTGTCATATTAATTGATGGTTGCTCGGGTGTGCAATTTCGACCGGAATTGTGCGCCCTATGAAATTATCAATTAGAAAGGAGAAAGTAATGGACGAGAAACAGCGTGTGTGGCGCACAACTAGCAGTTCCGAAAATAGTGGTTTCTTTGTTTGGGAAGTAATGGAGGTAATGGGAGAGCCAACCAATAAAACCTCTCTTATTGAATGTCGTGATGGGTCATTTGTTCTAATTTGGTGTAATCACTTCTTTAGTAAGGAACAAATGGAAATCTTTGTGACCGGTTCTGAATTTGACCGCTATCAAGAAATGATTGATGTCTAATGATTACACTCTGTGGCTTGTTTCTTCTAATGTCACTAGTCATCAGTGCATATTTCGGAGAAAGGATTAGTAATGATTAAACACCGACTCCTTAGCAATGTAAATAATCCTTCAGTTAATTTTCCAAAAGGTATTAAAACTACACAGTGCGTTTCTCATACGCATAAGGTAATTACAAAAGGAACTCATGGTCTATCAATTCAACACAACGTGTATCAAGGTACTTACTGTAATGGAAATTCTCATCGATACTTCTACAGTGAAAGGATTAGGTAATTAGCTAAAAATCGACTGGAATTGAGGCAGATCAATGCAAGCATTTTGGCATACTAGCTCTAAAAGTTACACCATTAACGAAATTGAAAATAAAGATTTGGGCTTGTTACTTGCTGCTTTAACAATTTCTGCTGGTAGGACTGGAGACGAAGAATTTAAAAATCTGTATGATAAATTGCGAACGGCACTAGACGAAGCTGAGGGATTTGAGTAAATCTGATTTAAGCAAAAAGAAAGCCCCGAACCAGTTAAGGTTCGGGGCTTTCTTTGTTTTCTATTTACTTTTTGGTAATCGTGAAATGCAAACCGTTGTCGTTAAACTCTACAGGATCGGTAACCGTCTTCTCAGGAGTATTACCAGCGGCCTCCCAAGCTTCACGAAGCTTATCTGCCTTAAGAGCCTTTCCACGCTCGTAATACTTAGGAAGTGCAAGAGCAGCCTTAGTAAATCCGTCTTCGGAAATCAGTTCCTCGTTATCACGAGAAACAGTAACCTTAACTCGATACTTCGGAGTCGCCTTACCACCGTCACTACTAAAATTGTGACTCTGATCGCGACCAACAGCCGGAAGTGGATTACTACCCAAGAATTCCTGAATAGTCTTTGTAGCAGAGGCATCGTTAATCATTTCAGCAAAAGAACTGAGCTGACTTCCAATAGTGTGTGCCAACTTCCGCTGCTCTTTAAGACCTGCTTCCTTCTCAGGATCACGCTCTGCCGTGCTCGTAAGAGTGATACCAAGTTCCTTAGCAGTCCTCTCAATAACAGCCTTTCGCTTCTGAGCAAGAACAGTAATTGCCTTTTCCCACTCATCTACGAGAGTCTGAATTTCCTTGTTTGCCGGAACATTGGCATCCTCAGGATGTGCAAACTCCTTAGCCTTTTCAAGAACCTTTGAAGAATTCCACTCAGCAGTCTTCTCTGCCAAAACCTGCTTATTGTACTCAGTAATCTCATCGAGAATATCCAAGTACTTCTGACAGAAGTCCTTAAGAATGGGGTTGTTCTCAAAAAGTTCAGGAATACGATTTACCGAAGTGTCATCCGGAACCGTTGCAACAGGAGCTTCGGCAACCTCAGCAATGTTATCTTCAACCTTAGCTGGTGTAGACTTAGTTGCCTTAGTTGCAGTCTTGTTAGTGGTCGGTGTAGTCATTTCTTTTCCCCCTTCAAGGGATAATTAAAAATGAACGTTCCGAAAACTGACAAGAATCGGTTTTCTGTAAATATCCAATTGTCAAATTTACAGCCGATTCTGGACAGCTTCCGTCCGTTCGGTACCTCTCAAGTGTACTCCTCAACAAGCCATCTTGCCAGCTCAGAGAGCAAGATCTCAGAAAAATTTTATGTCCGTTTTGTCCGTTTCACTATGTGGAACTTGAATTATTGAAGTTGAATAATAAAATTTAACGATCGTTTAGTTATAATTAATTTAGGATAGGTCGATTTGACGATACTATTTTGATGTGATAGACTTGAGTCATCTTGAGAAATGAATAGAGAGGTAAATAAATGTTAAAAGATGCTAGATCTATTTGGTGGAGAGGAACAACACTTAATCAATCTATTCGATATTGCCTTTTGTATATTCCAGAACCCTTGTTTGATTACAATACAGACTTAAAATATTTAAACCCTGCTAAATTTCGTGCTTATCAAAGTTTCTGCCGTGACTGGAAAATTAAGGGTTAAGAATGAAATATTTGATATCATCAGACGTGGAAAAAGCAAGATTTAACAAGTGGTTGATGCAAGCCAAACCTATTACCCAGCAAACGACCTGGACAGAACGTCGTTTAGCAATTGAATTCGAGGGACATGTTTATCTAGTAGCAAACGATCAGATATTTCAGTGTGCACATTGTGGGCATTATGATCCTCAATGGTCAGTAACTGGCGTACTTAACTTCTTTGAAGAAAACTTTGGTATTAAACCAGTTGAAATAGAGATAACCTGCTCTGTGGCGGGTATCCCAAATTAGAAGGAGAAAAAGTGCGAAAGAAGATCCTGTCAATTCTACTAGCTTTTACACTAGCCACAGGGGTAATTACTGTTTTAAGTCCCGAGCCAGCTATGGCTAACGGTCCTTGTAGTAGTAATCAGCTTTGTATGTATCCGTGTTATCTAGCTGAATCGTGTAATGCTTGGTTCCGTTCTTCTGTTTCGCCGGGATGTTATCCAACAGGTGCAAATGGATTGGAACATTTAACTTATAGTGTTAAGAATCTGACTTCAAAGACGATGACGGTTTATCACTACACAAATTGTAGCGGAACTAGTGCTCCTCTATATGCACATACGAGTGGTAATCTAGCTTATCCGTGGATTGGTGGTAATACTGCTGATCACACGGGAATTGTAGCATTTCGAGTTCCGTGATGACTCGTAAGACTGATATTACCGCACAAATTGCTAGTCTTCAATCTGAATTGAATACATTAAATCGTGTACCAGATGACACTTTTAATCTAGGTACTGTTTTAGTATTTTCTGCTAATAGTAATACGACTCATTGGTATATCCGTAAAACAGGTGTAGAAGCTTGGACTTCCATGAATATTTCTCCTCCCGTTACTAAGGACTTATCTAGTTTTGTTGCAGATGCGCTTGAATCCAATGTTGGATATTTTGAGGTTTATGAGTTGAGGGTACAGCCAACGCCTTTCTTTGCATCTGCATAAATATAATCCACCTTTGGCGTTCCAGGAGATATAACCGACGATATATCTTTTGTTGAGGGAGTTCATGAGAGATTGGTGGGGATCTCTCAAAAATACTTCCTTGTATTTAGAAGTGTAACCAATCCTTTTAGGTGCAAGGAAGCTGAGGGTGTAGCTTAAAAGGGAGAGCGCTCAATACTGCCGCCTGGATATTCCAAGTATTGAGAGATGTAGGTTCGAATCCTACTACCCTCGCGTTTTATGAATTAATTCAGGAGGTTATTATGTCAGGTTGGAAGCCACAAACAGGTGATTATGTTGAGTCTAGATGGACTTTTAAACCAGGGAAAGTAGTAGAGCACAATGATCGGTTTGGTTGGTATAAAGTTAGATATTTAGATGGCCATACACAAGAATATAGTTCAAATTTACGAGAAAAAGATCTAGGTGTAAGACTTCTTTCCAAAGAGGAAAAAGCAGATCTTTTTCTTAGCTTAGAAAATGCTGGAATAACAGACGCTTGGTCTGACTAATTTAGGGGTGAGTAGTTTGCTTAAAGAATTTACTGGACAATTGATCGGAGGTCCAGATGATGGTAATTATGTGACTGCGAGTACAGCTCGTATTCCGGTTACACATACTATTAAGATGTGGTTAGATGGTAAGGAAGAGGGAAAGACAGTTAGTATCTCTGTAACTGAAGGTGTTTATCTTTGGCAAGCAGATAATCATACTTTTAAGTGGGACATGCATTCTGTTAACTGGTTTAAGACGGTAGCGGAACCTGTATAATTATAGTACCACTACTAAACTGTAGTGGTACATGCGGGTATGGCGGAATGGCAGACGCAGCGGACTTAAAATCCGCCGTTCGAAAGAACGTGTGAGTTCGAATCTCACTATCCGCACCTATACGGAAAAATAATGAGGAGGGAGTACCATTAGTAACAATAAGCCTAAGTTGGCATTTAGGAAAGAACTTTCAACAGCAGTAAGAGATAAACGCTTATCTGTTTGTACCGAATGTAGACATGGAATATTTGAAGATCAAGAATATACTTGGACTAGTAGAGGATTAGTTCATAATGAATGTATTTCTAAGGACACCTCATAATGAAGTTGAAAATGAATAGACAGCATTATTATAAAAAATTAAACGGTAAGCAATGGATACCAAAGAAGGCATTTAATTCTGTTGAGGATATTAAAACACAGTTAGGTTTTGATCTTAAATCATATAACTATTATGTATGTGATGTATGTGATAAAATTCATATTGGAAGAGAGGGA